ATATCGTCTTGACGCCGGAGAGTGATTTTGGGCGGGCGTTGCTGGAGATGCAGGAGGGGCCGCGGGAGTGTCTGGAGGCGACGTTGCTGGAGGAGCCGGAGGAATTGGGGCTGGCGGTGCGGCGGGTGAATGGGGTGGAGGTGCAGGCGAAGCCGGGGGCGCTGGCGCGGCAGGAGTCGAAGCGGGACCAGTTGGTGTGGTATGGGATGCATCCGGAGTATTATGGGGCGATGGCGGGGGACCGGTTGCTCATTCGGAAGGACATTCTGGAGAACGAGTACTCGTGCAAGGTCTGCAAGGGAATGGGGTACCAGGAGACGGTGGATTGTCATATGTGCCGGGGCGAGCAGAAGGAGCCGGATGGAACACCGTGCAAATCGTGCCGGGTGCTGGGGTACGGACGAGAGTCGATGTGGTCATCGGGGAAAAAGAAGTGCGAGGATTGCCGGGGATCGGGGTGGAAGCGGGCGATTGTGATTCCCGAGGAGGCGCAGCAGGAGGCGATCACGGGGGTGGTAGTGAGTGTGGGGCCGGATTGTAAGTTATATCGCTTGGGGGATCGGGTGATCCACTCAAAGTTTGCAGGGCATGAGTTGAAAGTGTCGAAGCTGGAGCGGTTTGTGATGATTCGGGAGCCAGAGGTTCTCGGGATCCTGAGGCAGCGATGAATGTTTCGAGTTTAGAGGGGCGGGTGGACTGGAAGCAGATCGTGGAGAGCGTGGTGTGTCCGATCTGCGGAGCCTTGGCGGGAAGTTTTTGCCGGTCGCTGGGGCATTACAACCCATTGGCGCAGCGAAATGACTGGCATCAGGAACGTAAGTTTTTGGCAGCGGAAGTGTATCGCACGGGGGTGATGGGTGAGCGAAAACGTGAGTGCGGCGGGGGTAGAAGCGCGGGTACGGGAGTTGGCGGTGATGGATTGGGCGAACATCCCGTCGAGCCAGTTTCGGACGAAATACGGCCTGACGTTCCAGACGGTGGCGGCGTACCGCAAGCGGGAGGAGTACCAGGAGACGATCCACCTGCTCCGGGAGGAGTGGAAAGAGGAGATGCTGAAGCTCCCGTCCACGATGGAGCTCCGCAAGAAGATCTCGCTGGCCATGACGCTGGGAGTGAACACGCTGATCGAGATCCTGAGCCAGAAAAATCAGGCGAAGGACAAGATCTCAGCGGCGCGGCTGGTGGCCCAGATTGACGGGCGATTCCTGCGCGAGACGGAAGGCGCGGAGGTGGGTGGAACTGGCGAGTCGTTGGCACAGGAGTTGGTGAATGTGATGAAGAAGCAAGGACAAACGATTCAGTAAAAAGGAGTTACCAAAATGCCACTCAAATCCGGTTCGTCCAAAAAGACGATCAGCCAGAACATCAAGACCGAAATGCACTCCGGGAAACCGCAGAAGCAGGCGGTAGCGATTGCCATGTCCAAAGCGGGCAAGAGCAAGAAAAAGTAAATGCGATGGAACCCGATCCAACTCACCCCGGAGATGAGCGACCGTGCGCGGCATGCCTCGGCGCGGCTGAACTCGCTGGGGAGTCTCTTCTGGTTCGGGAAGTACACGCTCAAGTACTCGCGGCTCAGTCCGAATTTTCATGCCTACATCTGCGCTGAGCTGGAGCGGGACAGTCTCCGGCTGAGTCTGGAGGTGCCCCGCGACCACTTCAAGACGACCATCGCCTCGGTGACCGCCCCGATGTGGTGGAGCCTTCCGTTCACGGCGCAGGATGAGGATTTGATGCGCGAACTGGGGTATGGCGATGAGTGGATTCGCTGGATGCATCGTGCCCATAACCCGAATACGCGCACGCTGATCGCGTCCGAAGTGCTGGACAATGCCTGCAAGATTGGGACGCGGATCGATGGCCATTACCAGTCGAATGCCTTGTTTCGCAACTTGTTTCCCGAGGTGCTCCCGGAGCAGGAGATGGACACCCGCAAGCGCCGGTGGAACCAGAAGTCGATGACCCAGCGCCGCACGGAGCCGCATGGCGAAGGCACCTATGACTTCATCGGCGTGAAGGGAGCTTTGCAGTCGCGGCACTACGATCGGCAGGTGATCGACGATCCTGTTGGCGAAAAGGCGATCAACTCGGATCTGGTCATGGCGGATACGGTGGACTGGATCTCGAAGCTGTCAGGTGCGCTTGACTCCGACCCCCGCGACCCGGGGAAGTTGGCGGACCAGTTGTTCATCGGCAATCGATGGTCGAACCGGGATGTGGGGAGTTGGTTGCGGAAGAATGTGCCGTCGATGCGGTTCATGACCCACTCGGCGGAGGGGGGGTGCTGCGAGCTGCATCCGCAAGGTCAGCCCATCTTCCCGGAAGAGTTCTCCATGCAGAAGTTGGCCGAGATGCGGGCCATCTGGGGCGGCTACAACTACGCTGCGCAGTTCCTCAACAATCCCATTGACCCGGAGGCTGTCCGGTTCAAACCGGCATGGCTCCGGCACTACAGCATCGATGTCTGGAAAGAGCAGGCAGCGGTCTCGGTCGCCAACTCGCAACAGTTCCACGAGTATCCGACGCCCGCCGAAGTGCTGGCGCGGCAGGAGAAAGAAGAGATGGCCGGCGCTGTGCCGCAGCGCCTGAAGATGGCGCTCCAGCATGAGACGCTCTCGGGCGAGGTCGAAGAGGACATCCGCGCGGGCATCCTGGACCGGGTCGCCATCCTCGACCCCAACCACGGCCAGCAGTCGGGCCGGTCGCGTCATGCCATTTGTGTCTTGGGCATCCTCAACCGACCTCCGAAGCCGCGCCGGATTTATCTGCTGGAGAGCTGGGCAGGGGCGACCTCGTTCGAGGAGATGATTCAGCAGTTGATCGGGACGACGGCAGGCAAGCGGGGGTTGGCGGTCAAATGGCGGGTGGGTGCGGTGTATCTTGAGTCGGAGGTCGCCGGACAGCAGGGATGGAAGTACTACTTCCGCGAAAAGATCAAGTCGATGGGCATGGAGGCGCAGTTCGCGATTCGCCCGCTGAAGACCGATCGATCGGCCAATGCGAAAGAGAAACGCATCCTCGGCATGGAACCGATTTATGAGAATGGATTATTTTGGGTGAACCGCAATACCTGCGGACAGTTCCTGCAGGAGTACGAGCAGTACCCGAATGGGGCGACGAATGACATTCTGGACGTGGTGGGATACTGCCCGCAGACGTGGGGCATGGGTTCCAAAGAGGGAACGCGGAACTTTGTTGCTTCGGAGTTGCAGCGGAGGCAGAGTATGATGCAAAGCGTAGGCGTGGCGGGTTACTGATGACTCCAACCGAATTCCTCATCCATGCGACCGAAGACATTGACGACGTCATCGACGTGCTCATTGTCGAGCGCGGCAAGGATGGCAAGATCTGGTTCAATACGAACGGTGGCGACTACTTTACGGCGTATGCCATGGCCTGTATGACGAAATGCTTTATCGAGTCGGAATTGATGGCCAAAGAAGTGAAGCGCGAAGGGGGCTCCTAAGTGCCACTGCCTGTTGAACTCCCGATTGCCAAACACTTCTCCTCGGAGCGCATCGCCGAGATCGAGAAATACCAATTCGAGCGGCTCTCTGCGCTCAAGATGAGCCTGCAGGACTTACGCGAGAAGAAGATTACACAATGGCGTCGGATTTATACCGGGATGCCCCGAGAGAAGGCGAAGTCCTTCCCGTGGCAGAACGCCTCGAATCTTGTGGTACAACTGGTGGGCGCGTACGTCTCCCAGTTGCAAGCCAAGCTTATCCAGTCCATCTTCGCGGTCGATCCGCTCTATGAAGTGGAGCTTGTCGGCGATTGGGACCGGATTGAGCACGCGGAAGAGCAGCGCCAGGCGTTGCAGGACTGGTTGGGTCTCTCTGGGATGGAGCCGAACAGACTCAACCTGTTGCCGAAGTACATGGCGTGGACGTCTACGATCATTCGCTACGGCATGGGGGCCATGAAACTCATGCCCGAGCGCACGGTCGAACAGGTGGCGACGTCAATTTCCTCGTCGGGTCGGGTACTCTTCGAGGAACGGACGCGCCATGACGGGCCGGTGGCCTTCCCGATCATCTTCGAAGATTTCCTGATGCCGCTGACGGTGGCAGAATTGACCCGCTCCCCTTTTCATGCGCAGCGGGCGAGGATGAGCCGGTTCGATCTGGAGTTGATGAAGCATGATCCAACCTACGATAAGAAGGCGATTGAGCACATCCTGAAGACACCTGACCGGCAGGGCTCCGAGAACGCCAACCGCGAATTGGAGCTGGACATGGGCTCCGGGAACGGGTCCTCGGGGGAGATGCAGGACGAGTGGGACATCTACGAGTGCTACTACCCCTATCAGGTCGGCGGCAAGACCTTCCATCTGATCGCGACCTGTCACCTCGAAACCAAGAAAACCATGAAGGCGGTATTCAACTGGTTACCGGATAATTCGCAGCCCTTCATCAAGGGGGTTCTCGGGTACGATGGCGAGCGGTCCTACGGATTTGGTTTCTGCGAGATGCTGAAGGACTACCAGGAAGAGGTCTCCGCCATTCACAACCGTCGAGGCGATGCCTCTACCTTGTCCAACACGAACATCTTCCGCGTCGGCACGGGAACCCAATTGGATGCGCAATTCTCGGTCTACCCCAACGCGATCTTCCCGGGCGAGTCAGGCGCGTTCGAAGTGATTCCCCTCGGGCGGGCGGCGAACGAGACCATCAAGGATGAGCAGATGACACTTTCGCTGGCAACCGATCGTGCCGGGATTGGGCCGTCCTCTTCGGGGGCAGGTTCGGGCACGGTGAACAAGAAGAATGCGTACTCCGCGATGGGAACGTATTCGGTCATGCAGGAGGGCGATACACGGGCCAACTTGAACAAGACCGAGTTCAAGCAATCGCATATCCTGTTGGGGCGGCAGAAGTTGCTGTACGATGCGAACTTCGGCATCCCCGAGGTGGACCTGAAGGCCTTCGGCAAGCAGGGCAAGTACCTCCAAATGGCGCTGGATAACGTGAAGGACGGCCGGTTGTGCCTGCCGATCCGTGCGGCGACGGGATCGATCAACAAGGAAGTGGAGAAGCAGAATGACATGTTGCTCCTCAACAACCTGCGCAGCCATTGGCAGATGGTGTCGCAGATTCTGCAGTCCGTCGAGTCGCCGATGGTGTCGCCGTCCCAGAAGGATTACATGTACAAGATGATCGATGCCGCCAACTGGGTCACCTCGCGGATCGCCAAGAACTTCGGTATCCCTGACCCCTCGGTGGCCGTACCCGCCCCGGCAGGCATCGAGGCCAAAGGCGTCGTCGCCCACAAGCAGGCGGAACAACAGACCGCGATGCAGATCTCTCAACAGATGCAACAGGAGCAGCAGCAAGGCGGACAGCAACAACCGGGAGGCCAGCCCCCGCAACAGACACCGCAAGGGCAGCAAGGTCCGCCGCAGGGTGGGCCGCAATGAAAGAGATGACTGGAACGCAGATTGTTGAAATCCTTGAGAAAACAGGCTCAAAAGAGTGGAATGAGTCCATCGCGGGACGACTGGAGTCGATGCGCTCTTACTTCTCGCAGGATGAATGGACAAAGGGCCTCGACCCCTATCTCAAATCATTGATGGGCAATGCGATGGTCAAGATTATGGGCGAGACGACCTCGCACGATGGTGTGACGTACCTTCGCGGGTTCCTCGCGGCGCTGAAGATTATTACGTCCCTGCCGAAGAGTGTTGAGGCGCAGATTGCAGGCGAAGTTTCGAAGTCCAATCTTGGACCGAAAGGCGATGCCGGTTATTAGTTTTTGTACTTTTTGTTGACACGATCCAAAAAATGGAGGATACATAATCGTATGGCGTGGAATCAGAGGACGATGAGTGCCGAAGAGATTCTTGGGATGAAGCCGGAAGACCTCCGCTCCCGTCTCGACGGCTCAGCCACGAAAGATGACATCACCGGCGTGACCAGCAAGGTCGAGAGTATCGAGAATTCGCTGGCTGCGATTCAGGCCTCTTTGGCCAAGCTGACGACCCCGCCACCGACCCCTGAAGTCATCGACGATACCGATCCAACGACCAAGCTCCTCACCGATCCAGCGGCGTATGTCCGCGATGAGACCAAGGGCATTTCGAAGCAGGCGGCGGAGGCTCGGGCGGACATTCTGGAGATGCGGGCACGGGCGAAGTATCCCGGTGCCTTCGCGAAGTACAACGACGAGTTGACGGCTTCGGCGAATCGGTTCTCGACCGATCAGCGGGCGCAAGAGGGTTTCTGGGACTTCCACATTCGCACCTTCATGGGCGACAAGTACATCGCAGGCAAGACCGAAGGGTCCTATCCCTCGCTGATGGGCTCCGGGTCGTATGCTCCCGGTTCGGGAAGCGTGGACGATGACCCCAACAAGGGCATTGACCCACAGGTAGCGACGTTTCTGAAGGAGCGCGGGATTCCACTTGAGAAGGCTGCGCAGATCAAGAAAATGATGATTGACTCGGGAGAACCCGTGGATTTGAACACGTACAAGCAATTCAAGAAGGCTGCCAATGGCTAACGAACCCAAGAAGCCGGAGACCTTCAACCTCGCGGAAGCCCTCAAAGAAGTGGGAGCCGCAACGACCGAGGCCCTCCCCGCCAACATCGAGACCGCGCCTTCCACGCCGGAACCCCAGGGGGGAGCGTTCCTCGCAGGCGATGGCCGGACGCTCTACAAGTACAAGATTGACGACCAGACGGTCGTTCTGCCGAAGCCCATCGACAAGATGACGGAAGAGGATTTCTATTCGCTTCCCATCTCGCTTGTGGATTCGCAGGCAGGCCGGGTGCCGCAGAATCTTACGGTCAAGTTTGCTGATCCGCAGTGGGCGGGTCACTGGTTCAACCGCAAGGCGCAGGACGGGCGGCGCGTCTCCGAGGCGAAGGCTCTGGGGTACCTCCCGGCGAAGCGTGAGGATTGCGAGTGGGTGGCGCACTCGGTCAACGATGAGGATGGCGCGATTATCGACAATGACCTCGTGCTGATGAAGATTCACAAGGCGAAACTTTTCCTGCAATACAAGGTCTGGATGGATACGGCCAAGAAGCTTGGGGGCAATGCCTCGTATAAGCAGACGGCTGAAAATGCAGTGGGTGGACAGGGCGGCGGCAAAGTAGAACACTACTTTACGCCGCAGGCTACAAAGGAATTCTCGGGGCTGGGTGCGGTGACCCATCTGCCGACAGTAAGCTAAGGGGGCAACACAATGGCGGCATTGCTTACAACGCACCTCCCGATTATCGTGGTGAGCACGCTTTCGGGGAATCAGGAGAAGATTCAGAATTTCCTCGAAGCATCGGGACAGACCTTCGTCCAAGGCACTCCGGTCGTTTTGAATGGTTCCGGATTTACTACGGCGATCTCTGGGACTCCCGGCGCGGGCACAGTTCTCGGCATCTCGAATCTTCGCGGCAAGAATCTGGCAACCAATGGCGCGGGGGCTTCTCCGGTGTTTGGCTCAATTGGATATCCCGGAGGTTTGGGCGCGGTACAGGACGTTATCAATCAGCCTGCCGCCTACTCGATCTATCACGGCGCTCCTTTTGTCGACGGCCTGACAAATGTGGCTCTGGCGACACTGGATACCATCTTTGAGTTCCAAGTGGATGCTTCGACGGGATCGACTTACAACGCAACCAATGCTCTCATCGGGACGGCAGTCGGTTTGACAGTAGATGCCTCCGGATACTGGTACGCCGATTTGGCGAAGAATACTTCCGGGACAAATACCTACATCACGGTGGTCTCGCTGAATCCTCTGGATTTGGTCCCGGGATCAACGACCACACAGCAGAACAATGGAAGAATTCGTGGAGTCTTCCAGACGGCAGTCATACAGGCTTTGAACTAGCACTACCCTTCCTTGGGTGGAAGGCAATTTAGGTTGAGACGGTAAGTGGGATTTCCCGCAAGTCGTCGGAGGGTAAGCAGTTGACAATGGTTCGGAACCAATTTTATCAGGCAATGTCCATCGATGTTGCCCATAACTTCATCGAGTTTCTCGATTTGAAGCAGCGTTCCGTGGAGTTCCGCTCCATCTTCAACGTCCTTCCCTCCAAGAAGGCCTATGAAGACGCGGTGCACTATGCCGGAACAGGTCCCGCGCAGCCAAAGAACGAAGGCGAGCCGGTCTACTATGACAACCTGATTCAGGGCGGTACGCGCCGATACATCCACCAGACCTACGGTCTCGGCATCCGCATGAGCTATGAGCTGATGCAGGACGACCAGACGGGTCTGATGGAAGCTTCGCCGAAGTCGCTCGTTCAGGGTCACATCTTTGCGCAGGAGTATACGGCTGGCAACGTCTTCAACCTGGGGTTCTCCTCGACTGGCACGATCACCGATGACGGTGTCAGCCTGTTCAACAACCAGCACCCCCTCCTCGGCGGCAACACGGCCACCAACGTGGCACCGGGTGTCGGAAACTTCTCGACGGCTGCGGGTACCTACCCGAACCGCCCCGCGACCGATGCCGACCTGTCGTTTACCTCACTCCAGTATGCGACGATGACCTTCCAGCGCATGCCGAATGCGCGCGGTATTTCGGTGGCCACCAAGCCGAAGCACCTCCGCATCCCACCCGAACTGGAGTACATTGCCATCGAACTCTTGGGCTCCGGTGGCAAGCCGTACACTTCGGACAACGAAGTCAACGCCCTCGTCGCCGCTCAGTTGAGCTACGATGTGTGCCACTACTTCACCAGCCCCTCGGCATGGTTCCTCACCGGGAACAAGGACGAGCATCGTCTGATGTTCTATGAGCGCCAGCCGATCTACGGCGACTACGATCGCGACTTCGATCAGCAGGCTCTGAAGTTCCTCGCGATCAGCCGGTACAGCGCCGGTGCCGATACATGGCTCAACACCTTTGGATCGAATGGACCATAATCATGAGCATGGGCAAAGGATGGCCTAATAAGTCTTGGAGTTACGGGGCATATCACTATTGCTTCCGTTCCGGGATCAAGTCGAATCTCGACGATATGATCTGGGAGCAGGGTATGCTGATGAGCCCCGAATTCTCCGATACCTTGGCCGGTGGCAACTTTGGCCTCCTTGGCTCACGCGATGCCGACATTGCGCGGCACATCAAGCAGGACACGTCCGACCTTCAGCCACATCCGAAGCTCGGCCAGCCGAACATGCCCGATGAGGATGTCTACTTCAACTAGGAGCCGGGAATGCAGAATCTCAAGTCGCTAAACAATCTGATTCAAAAGCCGGTCCTCGGGAAGAATGACGACACGCTGGCGATGGTCGGCTACAAGAAACTCGATTTGTACTCGTACGAGGAAGAGACGAAGCAGATGCTGATGAAGGTGGATGAGCCGCACCGCAAGGTGCTCTCGCGCCAACTTCTGACGGATACGTACCAGGATTAGCACCTCAGCAACCGTGGCCGTGCACCGAGACATCACGGCGGGAGGATTGAAATGCCCAGGTTTCAGAAAAGAGTATCGTGCGACGTCGGCTACCCGGATGGCCAGATTTTCATCTCAGCTCTGGACTTCCAGAATCCTGCCACCGGTGGCATCTCCGGCCTGACCTTTACCCAGACCAATACCACCCCCTTCACGGAGTACGCGACGGTTCCGGCCTCGATTGCTGCCGGGACGATGCACTTCCCGCTGTCTGGGATGATTTATCGAATCGGCCTTCAGGACGATTTGCAGGAGCAGTTTGGTTCGCTGGCGGCAGGCGGCGCGAATGGTCTTGCGGTCAATGTGCCGATCACCTGGACGACTACCTCGCTTACGGCAGGCACGAACGTGACGGTGGCCGTGCTCAATTCGGCGGGTTACTCGGCAGGCAGCTACGTCACGATCGATATCCTCGGAACGCCCGAGACGGTGCTGATTACCTCCGTCCCGAATGGGACATCCATCATCGTCAATAAACTGGCGCTCTCGCACTCGACGAATGCGCAGGTGGGTCAGAACGGGTTCACGACCCCGGCAGGCGTCAGCGGCGCTCCTCCCTATACCGGCATCACGCAGCTTACCTCCGTGACTGCGCCACGCCCCAAGGGGATCGCGATTACCTCGGTGTCGCTGATCTCTCAGGTAGTGACGACGGCGGCGACCTCGCAGGCATTGGCGCTTTACCGGACGGTGTTCAACAATGGCGCGGCCCCGGTCTCCACGGCGATTCCGATGACGGGAACGTTGGTCAACACGGCGGCAACCTCGCCCACGATCACCACTTTCATCGTCAACACGCCAGCGTATCAGGTGAATCCTTTTGAGGAGCTGGTGGTCGTCTACACCCCGGTCACTCCTTCGGGGAGCACGATCAACGTGTATGGCCTCAACATTGGTGTGACGTACAACTACTGCTAGGACGATATGGCAAAGCGCGGATATCCATCGACGGCGCATGAATACGACAGGCCCAACGGCCAGTGTCTCCACTGTGGCATGTACAAAAACAACGTGGAATTTTATAAGCATGCGTGCACGGCGGCGCGAGAACGGGAAGCGGATGCGCGGGACGCAAAACTCTATGGGATAGCGGAGGATCTTAACGATCATGGCGAATAACATTAGTTCAAATCCATGGCTTCTCAATACTGCACCCTTCACTTACAACTATCCAGTGAAGATCACCAATCTAAATATTACGGATGCTACTACTGGGGATCATATAGTGATCACCGATATCAACAACAACACCATTGTCGACTTCACTGCCAACTCTGCAGAACTCGACTATAGGATAGGAACTATAGGATGGGTACGGGGCATAAAAGTTGCCTCGGGCGGATTTGGTACTTCCGGTACCGCTAATGTATCCATCGCCGTGGGAGCGGGGAGATAATATGCCAGCACTGAATGGAACCATTGCCAATGGGACATTGTTGTTTGATTCTCCGTCTATCCAGGGAAACTTCCAGTTCGGACCTAACAATATTCCCACCCCAAACATTTTCGTTATGGCCACCGATCCCAGCGCCATACAGTTCGACTTCGCAGTAGCTAGAGTTTCTGGGACTACGACATCTGATTTTTCTATACAACTAGAATATTCTGATGATTCGGTAACTTGGACAGTATCATCCTTGGTAATCACCACATGCCCAGATACCCCCAATTATCCCGCTGTTGTTGTTTCTACTCCCTACACCTTTA